CAAATAAATCAACATTTGATCCTGTAGTGCTTGTGCTATTTGCTTTTACATCTGAACCTGACATTTTTCCTCCTTATAATAGATTATATTTTTTTAAGTCTTGTAATAATAGACTAACTCTGTCTTCATTAACAGCTGGTTTTCTTCTAATAGATGACAATATATCGCTAGTATATTGATTTGATAAATCTAAAGATCCAACATTTAAATTCTTATCTAATCTACTATCAAAAGCAAAATCTTTTCCAGAACCGCCTCCACTACCACTAGATACAGGTTTAGAATCTGAAAATTTATTAATAACTTTTTCTATATCAGCTAATTTTTTATCAAGAGTTTGTTCTTGTTTTTGACCTGTTATATAATCAGAACCTGTTTTTATATCAGTAGGTTTTGCAGCTCTATAATCTTCTTGTTGTCCTAAAATTTGTTGTTCTTCTGAAGGTTTATATTCTTCTTTAGCTTTTTGAAATTCTTCAAGTTGTTTAGTTTTACTATCTTTAAATAAATCACTTATACTAGAAGAAGCTCTATCTTTTGCCTCTGTAACTTTAGAAGCTATATCTGTATTAGATAAATTGGCAAACGTATTGGATAAAGTGCTACCGATATTTCCTATATCATTAAAATAGTTTAAAAATCCGTATTCGTTTTCCATAGTCTTTTAATGAGGGCCCGAAGGCCCTCTAATTAATTATGCTAAGTTTCTATCTTGTAAATAGTAAACAGTAACAACGGCAGAACCAGTTGTACCATCACCACTTGCAGCTTGAAATACAGCAGTAAGTCTTGTATCTGAAGTTCCAACATCGTAAAATGCTGAAGAAATAATAGCAGCATTTACAGCTGTTACTCTTCCAGTAACTTTTGCATTAGATGAAGCAATGTAAGCTGTAGCATTTGAAGCATTACCAACAGAAACGTTTGCTGCACCAGTATCGTTAGATACTACTGTAATATCAGCAAATACTTCTACTATTTGAGAGTTAGCTGGTATTACTGCAACTGTAGTATTAGCAGTCGCTCCAGTAAGAGCAACAACTTTACTTTGACTCATTAATACAAAACCTGTGTTTTGTATATTTTCACCAACTGTTGTACCCGTAGTGTCTTTAATCGTTCCCGCTTTAATCGGTCCCGAAAATGTAGTTGTACCCATATGTCTATACCTCCAGTATAGTCTGCTTGCGCAGTCGTTTGAGTTAAATACTAGGCGTATTGCTACGCCTAGTATAGATTAGTTATTAAGCAGCTCCTTCTGAACCATAGATAGCTCTCCAGTCTGTGAAACCGAAAGAGTATCTTTCTCTAACTTTGTATCTTAAATTACCAGTTTCAAAATCGCCTTCAACAGCTTTTTTGATTGGTGATCTTACAAAGTGTTTCATTCCATCTGGGCAATCAGTCATAACGAAGTATGCATCAGGATCAGTTAATCGCTGGTTAACAGCAACTCCGCCTGGAATCATACCCATATTCTTCATTGCATTGATGTCATTATCAGCAGTCGCAGGTCTTAAATTAGATTTAAGAATACGCTCAGCAACGAACACCAATTGAGGTGGAACGATTAGTTTTTGTCCAGTCAATGCTATTGGAATACTTCTATCATCAACCGCAGTTGAGATTTGAATCAATAAACTTTCAAGAGAAGTTTCTGATAAATCCGCAGCTGTCGATAATTTGTTAGAAGCTGTTCCTCCACCGCCTAGTGGGTGATCTGTAGCAAGTAAAGTCTTGCCATCGCCACCTACTGAAGAAGTAGTTGCATTGTTAAGGATGTTTGCACCTTTGATTTCTTTAGTATGTTGCATTGATCTTGCTAGTGCACGAGCATACTTAGCACCTAAAGATCCGTACAGACCATCTTCTTCAGCTTCCTCAGTTATTGAGAACGCCAAAGCAATAGTTTCATGTACATATCTCGCAGTGTAACCCTCTTTTCCACTATCGTAAGATATTGCAGCACCTTCAGCTTTAGTTGGTGCAGCTCCGAAGCCGATCATTTGTACATCTTCTTCAAAAGCTTTCATTGATTGCTCAATAGAGTAAATATCTCTCCATTGTTCTGGGTATCTATCATACTCCATAGCAAACACGGTATTTAAACCAAGATTAAGCTGCTTGGTAAACAGCGCCCTATTTAGTGCCATATGTTAATCTCCTTTGATTAAATACCGCTAGAACGTGTGCCGTATAAGTGATTATTAATAACCACTTCTAATTTAGCATCCGCTCCAACTTCATTATCTGGCGCATCTACAAGTCGTAATATTCTCAAAGTTTGAGCAGTTGTGCCCAAAGATGATAAATTAGCTTCTTGTTGTGATCCACCAAAAGTTGTTTCACCAGTAGTAAATAATACATTGCAAGTTTCGCCTACGTTAGCATTTGCAAATGTACCAGAACCCTGGACTTCATATGTTATGTTTGGATCATCATACACATAAGCAGTCGCAGCTGTATTAGCTTTGATTGCAGTTGAAGCTGTCCAAACTTTGGAGAATTTTACATCTCCACTTGATCTGTCGATGTATTGAACACCATAGAACACACCTAGTGCGTTCGATGTATTTGTTCCAATACCTACAGTTCCATCATTTAGTAATGTTACTAAATCACCAGAAAATAGTGAAGTTGAATAAGCATTAGCTATAGGATAAGACTGAGGTCGTACAACACCGCCAGTTAAATGCCTAAGGGGTACAAACCCATTAGGAGCATCAGTATTAGCCATTTTATAACTCCTTGTTATAAATTATTACTCTTTAAAACCGCCCCTCGTAACTTCGGTCTTATAAGAACGGCTTATAGGATTTCCAGGTTGTTCTACTTTGTGAATATCCATCTCAACTGATCGCATTAAGTTTTCAGTCATTCTGGCGTAATATTCATTACGTTCATTTACCATATGTTCTGGCATTTCACAGAGTACCATTCCTTCCATACCTATATAACCAGCAAATTTGCCATGTTCAATCGTAGCATACTTGTTAGCATCAGGAACTGTTTTAATGTCCCTAGGTTGCCAACCTTCTCGCATACGTTTAGCGACATTTGTCGGTGTTTCCTGTCCTAAAACCATCGTTGCAATCCATCTCTGTTTGAAACCAGGTCTTGGTTCAGGTGCCTCCAATAAGTTAGTTGGGCGCCACTTTGAAGCTACAGTCGATTTCTCAACTCTAGTTTCATTTTTTATTTTATTATTCTTCATGTCAGGCTCCTATAGTTGTCCTGTATCGCTAAAGCTTTTTACTTCTTTAGCAAAACGTTTTAGTGCCGCTTCATCATTGATGTCAATACCGAATTTTTTAGCAGTATCTAAATCCTCAGAAGTAAGCTTAACTCGGTTACTGTCAATTCCTTTTTTACGAGAAACTCCAGCAACAGGAGATTGCACTCTGTTAGCTTTTTGTACCACATTTTTGTCAGTTTGAGAAGCACTTTCTTCAGATTTACTAAAATAAGGTAAATTAGAAGCTTTTAATCTTCTAGTCATCTCATTATAATATTCTGGATCATTTACATCCCAACCTTCTTCAGTTAATTCAGCATCAATTCCATATGCCATAGCTGTTTCTTTACGATAGCCAGGTTTATTGAACCAAGTGCTGTTTTCTTTAACCCAATCTGATGCTAAAGGTGGTACTATTTTTTTAGTATCAGTCTTTTTAGGTATATCAGAAGCATATTCTTGCGTCTTATTCATCTGATTACGAATATCAGCCATATTTTCATATAACTTAATTTGTTCATCAGTATTTCCTTCTTCAATAGCTTGTTTCAGCTTTTGAGAAACTTGCGAATATTGACTAGATAAAGATTTACTTGCTAAGTCAAGAGTTTTTTTCTCCATATTAGCTAATCTATCTTCTAATTCAGCAATTCGCTGTTCAGCTTCAGCTCGTTTAGCAACTTCTTTTTGAATTCGCTTACGAACCTTCTCTGCATAAGGAAGTTAATCTGAATAAGGCGGAACGTTTGATTTAGTTTCAGCTTTTTCTTGAATTTTAGGCTGATCTATTTTTTCTTCTGCTTTTTGTTCTACAGTTTCTTCTCTGTAGTCGTTCATTAGAGCTTCAAGTGGATTTTGAGGAACTTCTATTTCTTTTTCAGAAGTAGGTTCATCTAACTTCACTTCAATCTCTTTCTTTATTTCTTCTTCGTTAGGCATAGTTATCTCCTATGTTGGCGTTATTCTTAACTCAATAACGTATGTTTATATTTGCTGAGATACTACTTCAGAACTTTCGAGTGAAGCAATGATCTCATCATCATTTACTATCACCATTTTGACATTTTGTACAGATATGCGTGCACCTGCATAACGACCAAACAAAACCCAATCTCCTACTTTACACCAAGGTGCTTTTCTATCACTATAACATTCAGGTCCCATTGCTATTACTTGACCTACACTATTTAAATAAGCTTGTGTATCTTTATTTTTATCTGGTAAATAAATACCACCTTTTGTTTTAGATACAGGTCCTTTTGGTCTTATTAAAATTCTATATCCAACTGGTTGTGGAACTTTTGTAGGTGTAGGTACGTCATCTTCTGTAGCCCATGCTTCATTACTCATCATCTTCTATTTCTCCTTTTTTATATTTTTCAATTATCTCATTAATAATTTGTAGAGATTTATCTAAACCTTGACCGTAGCCATAGTTTCGTTTAAACTCCTCTATGTTATCTACACCTTTTGACAACAAATTATTACCTAATTCTTCTTTATGCTTTTTTATTTGATTCTTGATCGCTTGTAGTAGTTTTTCCATTTACCATTTCTTTCAGTTTATTAAGAGCATCATCAAATGATGCATTTAATTTTTTAGATGCTAATACAAATTGTTTTGGTTTAACTAAACTTATTGATATTTTTTTATTTTCTAAAAACTTTTTAGCTTGTCTTATTTCTTCAGCCTTAATAGCCATATTACTTATCACGTTTTGCAATTCGAGAAGCTGCCTCCACTATCTTAGCTTTCACTTCAGCATCTTTTCTAGCTTGTTGTCTCTCATTAGTTTTAACGCCTTCTTCAAATCTTGCTTTACGAATATTTAATTCTTCTTTTTTCATTTGAAGATTAGCCATTTTCTCTTGCATATCCATTTGCATCTGTTGTTGCTCTGGACTTGGCGGCATACTACCCATTAAATTTTGTGCCGCTTGTGCTGCTGCAGCTGCAATTCTATTTTCTTGCTCAATTGGAAGTGGTTTAGTTTCTTTATCTAAAAATTCTTGATTAAATTGACCACTTGATACTGGAATTCCTTCTTGAACTTGAGCTTGCATTTGTTGTTGATATAAAAATGCCATGTGTTGACCCATGTGTGCTAACATTTGACCGTATAAAGCTTGTTTCGCTTCAGGTGTTCCACCAAATCTTGGATCATTTATGAATTGTTGATGCACAATAAGATGAGCTTGATGGTCTTGTTCTTCAAAAACTTGAATAGGTTTACCATTTAAGATAGCCATGTTCTCAGAAACTGGATCTCTACGAGGAGTTTCTTTATCATCTATTAATAAATTCTCATAATCAGGTACATTTAACGATTGTAAAAATCTTTTATAAGCTTGTTTTACATCAATAATCTGTGGAGCTTGTTGTGCTAATTGAAGTCCAGTCTGTGCTAAAGCAATTCTTTGAGCAGAAGATGAAATATTAGGATCAGATACTGGTACAACATCAATTGCTTGATCAAAATCTTTTCTTCTAATGATTTTTTTCTCACCAATCGTTTCATATGGATATTCATCATCTAAATATTCTCCATTTATTTCATAAATTAATTTAAATTCTCTACCTTGAGCTTGATGCAATCGTTTATGTATAGCAGAAAATACTTTAGAACCCTGTTCTATAAGAGCAATAGTAGTTCCTACTGGACCAGATCCTGCAGATTGACCTACCATCGCATCAGCGATTGAAGCAAAACGTCTACCTGATTCTGTCATTACTCCTAAAAGTTGAAGTAAAGTAGGAGATGGTTCTTTAAATGGAAGTGGAATAAATGATTTTCTTAAATCATCTCCATAAGCT